GCTACACCACTTGGGCCTGCGCGACCACTGTTCTTTATTCAAAGCCCGACAACATGGCACTGACGACTGCCATTGAAATGATTGTCAATAACTGTTACGAACAGTACTACGGAATCACTCCATTGTGCCCTACTGGCCCAACACTACTAGGAGCAGCTCTTGCTGCAAATGGCGGCAATGCTAACTTTGTCTATGGCGACTATCTGGAACTAACGCCCACGCACGAACAAAAGAACCGAGCCTTTGTGCTGCCCGATGGCACAATTATGGCATGGAGCAAGCCTTCTGGAGGGGGTGATCTCACTGGAGTGGGCGCTAAGGGTGTGAACAATTACAACGAGCTTTGGGCTGCGAGGCAGGTATATGCAACCGTCTGACTGCGCCATTTATGCCGTGTGCATTCCTGGCGAGACGGTGCGTTATTCGTCTCGCGCTCCATTGATTCCCATCATGGGCGGAGCTTATGCCTTGTCTGACGGTGAGCGTGACGAGCTTCGAGGCAGAGGCTACAGCTTTGATGACGAGGGATGCGATTTATCATCATTCAACGCCAGGTTCGGAGAACTGTCTTGCATTAAATGGATTGTCAATAATGCGCCACAGCTAAATATTGGCAATGCACAATACCGTCGCAATTGGATTGAGCCTGGTGATAAGTGGTACGATGCAAACACTTTATATGTGCCAGAATTTGCGAAATTTAGCTGCAGTCTTGAACAGCAATTTTACGGCGGGCATTCAGCTTTTGACGCGCCATTGATTACCAGACGATTGGCCGATACGGGGCAATGGTTATTCTCCCGTGAAGAGATAGATAAAGTTTGGCAGCAAAATTTATTTATTGGTTGCAATATGGCACGTGGACCACGTAGTCAATATCAACATTTTATGACCACTCTTTTTGATGCATTGATGCCAATTTGGGAGGAGAATAAAGAATCTTTCTTGAAAGTTCAAGGCTATGACAAAAGAGCAATTGCTTTTATTGCGGAACGACTAATTACAGGCATGGTTCTGTATCGGGATAAACTTTTTCCTGGTATGAACATTGCCACCGCTCCCATTAGTTTTATTAACTAACCATGGCTCACAAGGAACAATCGGACTACATTGCCTCTCTGCAGGCCAAGTTTCCTCTCTCTTTTAGTGGAAAAAGAACTTTGGAGGTGGGAAGCTTAAATATCAATGGCACAGTGCGAAATGCTTTTACTTCTAGTGAGTATGTGGGGGTAGATGTGGGCAATGGTCCAGGAGTGGATGTTGTTATTAGCGGCCACGAATACGACAGTGACAAGTTGTTTGATTGCTGTATATCCTGCGAATGCTTTGAGCATAATCCTTTCTGGAAGGAAACCTTCCTCAATATGATTCGCCTTTGCAAAAAAGGAGGTCTTGTTGTTTTTACTTGTGCCACCACTGGGCGCCCTGAGCACGGCACTGAACGCAGCACACCGCAAGACAGTCCACTGACCATTGCAAAAGGTTGGAGCTACTACTTAAATTTGACGGAAGAAGATTTTGACTTTATAGATTTTTCTTCTGTTTTTACTGAGCATCAATTCAGCGTAAATGCTCAATCTTGTGATTTGTATTTTTATGGAGTGAAAGCTTAGACTGAGAAAAAACGATCATGACTAAAAAAGAAAAGCAAGCCAAGATTGCGCTAGTCATGCGTGAATTTGCTGGGGGCAAGCTTACGAGCGGCGGCAAGCCCGTCAAGAGCAAGCAGCAGGCATTAGCCATCGCTCTTAGCGAAGCTGGTATGAGCATGAAGAAGAAGGACGCAAGCGAAGCATATCTAGAGGCTTACGTTGATGCCTTTATGGAAGAGCGCGGAGATGCTGAATCATTTTCCCCGCCATCGTCTGTACGGGCCGCAGCGCGTCGTGGCCTAGAACTACGTAAGAAACATGGCAAAGGAGGCTTAACGACGCAGGAAGCTGGCAAACAAGGCATTGGCAGCGGCGTTGCTAGGGCTGGTGATCTCGCAGGAGGCGGCGGCATAAGCTTCGCCACTATTAAGCGCATGGCTGCGTTTTTCTCCCGCCATGAAAAGAATAAAAGCGGTGGTGAAGATGATGCTGGTTACATCGCTTGGCAACTATGGGGAGGGGACGCGGGTAGGTCATGGGCTTCCCGCATCATTAAGATGGTTGAAAGTCGCCAATCAAAACAATGAGCGAATACGTACGGGTGATTGAAGAAGAAGAAGAAGGCATTGGCGTGATGAAGGCGCTAGCCATTCTTTCCGCCAATGAGCATCGTGATACTTCACAGTGGCGACTAGTAGAAGAGCAGCATTTCAAGAATGGTCGCCTTGACGAAACACACATCTTTGTCAGAAGCTTTTACGATAAGCCTCATGACTATTTTGAACCTACAAAGTTCCTAACTTTTGAAATTGAAGCAATGGCGAAAGCATATATTATGGACAACCTTGAGGATCAGCTTGCCGAGATTCGCGGCGAATGCGACGACGACTAATTATCTACTGCGGAAACCACAAACGTAGGATAACCGAGGAGGTACAAAATAGAAAGCTGAAAAACAGAGCTAAGAATACGAATTTGGGCGCAGTCAGGGGAGATTTGTCCACGTTCCATTCGTGAGATGGTGGTTTGATCACAGTGCAGCATTTCTGCAATGCTTCCTTGTGATAAACCACAGTTTAGACGAGCCTCTCTCATTCTTTCTCCAATTACCTGCCTGCTTTCTTGAATGGTGACAATTGGCGCTTGAAGGCGAGTGGTGATGCGACGATGTTGAATGTGCTGCATTTCTAGGCAAAATAGCCTAAGTTAGTCTATCACGCATATTCTTGTTTGATAGAGTATGGTCATGAGCGACACATGCTTTCGTTACGACGTAGCGCCGATTGACAAGTACGAGCTAACCCCCGAAGGTTATCTCCGTGCTTGGGCAACTATCGCACGCACTGGTGTACAAATGTACACTGATGCAGATGGTTCCATTCGCCGCGAATATCGCCCCGAAGGTGAAGTGGCGTCTCCTGAAAGCTTGGCCTCATTTGCGGGCAAAGCAATTACTCTTGAGCATCCTCCAGTCCTATTAGATAGCGCCAACACAAAGGACTATCAAATTGGCTTTAGTGGTACTGAAGTGGTATATGACAACGGCTTTGTCCGTGCTGTTATGACTATCACTGATCAGGAAGCCATTGAGCGCATTATGCGTGGTGATGCGAAGGAGGTCAGCGCTGGTTATCGCGTCAACTATGAAGCGACGCCTGGCGTAACTGACAGCGGTGAAAATTACGATGGCATCCAAAAGGAAATCAACGGAAATCACATTGCTGTTGTTCGTAGGGGCCGCGCTGGCCCGCAAGTGAAGCTTCATCTAGACCGTCTAGATGCTGCCGATCCTTCTCTAATTTCTCATATTGAGGACCCATCTATGACTGCTAAGGTCAATTTCGATGGCGCCGAGTTTGAGGTGACCGAGAGCGTAGCTCTGGCTGTCACCAAAGAACGGGAAGACGCCAAAAAGTCCTACGAGGACATGAAGAAAATGTACGATGGCATGATGGCCAAAGCTTCCGAGATGAAGGAAGAAATGGACGCCATGCACAAAGAAATGAAAGGTAAGACCGACTCTGCCGAAGGGCGGGCCGATGCCCTTTCGGAAGAAGTGGAAAGCCTCAAGCTTGATCTTGAAGCTGCTAAACAAGTGAATGTTGACAGCCTTGTTGAAGAGCGCATTGCGCTAATCGACAAAGCTCGTACATCGCTTGATTCCGCTTTTGATTTTGCTGGCAAGTCTGCCCGTGAAATCATGGAAGCTTCAATCAAGGCTGTTCGTGGTGATGCTGATCTGTCGGAGCGTTCCGATGATTATGTGACTGCCATGTTTGACACTCTGGCTGAATCTGCCCCTCGCGGTGATTCTGCTGCTACGGAAGATCTGCGCAAAGCCGTTGCTTCCATTGCTTCCCCAATGTCTGCTCCTTCTTCCTATATGGATAAGCTGCAGAATGCTTGGAAATCCCCTCTCTCCGTCTCTAAGGAGCGCTGACCCATGACCGTAACTTTTACCACGTCAGGGACCGCTTCCGCTGGTGGTGTGCAACAGAGCTATGCTCTCGTTCACGCTGCGCTTCTGGAAGGCCAACTCTCTGATATTCGCGACAACACCATTGGCACCTACGTCAACGAAACTGCAGTTGTTCTGCCTTTCGGTGATGTACAAGTGTACAATTCTGCTGGTACCGTTGCCAACTCTGCTAAAACCCTTTCCGCTAGCGGCGACACCGTAGTTGGCATTAACGTGCTCACCTACGTTGATGAAACTGCGCTCAATGGCGATCTTCGTCCTGGCGTAAAGATTGATCAAGTGCTGAACGTTGCCAACGAAGGCGCAGTGGCTGTCTATGTGACCGGCGCTGTCAACCCTTCTTCCGTGGTGCGTGTGCTGTTCTCAGCAAGCGGCACCGGCAAGGCTGGTCAATTCAGCCATGCCTTTGCTT